TCAGATAATGCATCCGCCCGGTGCGGTCATCATCCCCGGCCAGGAGACCGCCCGTTATCACCGGTTCACCTCATCGCTCGTAAATCTCGAGCTGCCACCAGGGTCACAGTTGATCTTCGGGATCGGCACCTCGATCATCCAGAACTTGAACGACTCAATCCGTGCCCTCCGTGATGAGGACGAGTGGGTGTGGATCGTCGGCGATGACCATGTCTTCGCCCCGGATGCATTGATGCGGCTCCTTGACCGTGAAGCCGACATGATCGCCCCTCTATGCACCCGGCGCGGGCCCCCGTTCCCGCTCGTCCACTATGGGCCGCTGCGGCGCGTCATCCAACTCGACGACCTCGAGGACGACGACGAGCCATTCGAGGTCGACGTGACCGGGTCACTGATGCTGATCCGCCGCCACATCCTCGACCACGTCGGCGACCCCTGGTTCACGAACACGCCGGGACGGATGGATGAGGAGTTCAAGTTTTGCGCGAAGGTCCGAGCCGGCGGGTTCAAGATCCTCGTCGATCCGGCCGTCACCGTCGGCCATATCGGCGTGATCGTCACCTATCCGCGCATGGACACCGACGGCACCTGGGGCATCCACATCGACTACCTCGGCGCCACCACGGCCGGCGAGTTCCATCCGGGCGGCTTCCAGGCCGAGAAGGCGTTCACCTAGATGCCCGGCGCCCAAGATCTTTGCACGCTCGCCGACGTTCGCGCCAGCCTCGAGATCCCGACAGCGGACACGTCACGGGACGCGCTGATCGCAACACTGATCACGGCTGCATCCGAAGCGATCCTCAACGAGACCGACCGCGAGTTCGCACCTGTCACTGCCAGCGCCACCCGCAGATTCCGCGTCGACGGCCGCCAGGTCAGCCTCGCCCCATTCGACCTTCGCACCGTCAGCGCGGCCACGATGAACCCCGAGACCTCGTCGCCGACGACGCTCACCGTCACCAGCGACTATCAGCTCCTACCGATCGGCGCACCATCGGGCACCTATACGAGCCTCGAGCTATCAGGCTTCCTCGCGTCCCTGTACGCCTCGAACACGCTGTATGCGTTCGGGTACGCCCTCCTCGACATCACGGGCGCCTGGGGATTCGCGACCGTCCCCCTCGACGTCAACCGCGCCTGCGTGATCACAGTCGGCAGTTGGCTCCGCAAAGACGTAGCGACCATGTTCGGCCCCGGAGAAATAGGACTCGCTGGCGGTATCGCTCCCAGTTTCCCGGCGACACTAGAAATTCCTCGCGCCGCCCTCTATCTGCTCGGGCCGTTCTACCGACTAAGGCAATGGGTCAGTGTCTGATGAAGACGCCCGAGATGACGGCCTCAATGATGACGAAGGCGAAGTGATGGACGCCCTCTTCGATGCGTTCAGTTCTTACACCGCCCTGCCAATCCAGCATGAGGACGAGCCGGCCGAGTTTCGTTACCACATCCACATGCTGCAAGGCTTACTGGCGTGTCGGGTCGCTCGCCGCAGCTACCCCGAAGGCTGGGTCAATGCCGCTAGCTAGCCAGGGCGGAAGCTGTAAAGCCAAAGGGTCTCACGGTCCCGCTAAGTCAGCAAGTAGCGGAGGCGGAGGATCGAGCAAAGGGCACGGCAAGGGTCATGCAACGCACGGCAAAACTCATGCCTCGCACGGGAAGGCGGCCAGGCATCACGGCAAGGGCCACGCGAGCCATGGCAAATCTCATGCGACCCGGGCGGCGCATAGCGTCTGCGGCCACTAGATGGCGACTTCGACTATCCCCACTCTCAAGGCGAACCTTGTGACGCAATTGCAGGCGCGCGCTGGCCTCACCGGCATCCAGGTGACGAACGGGCCACCGCTGCCGTCGCCCTCCAGGGAATACATCTGGGTCGGTGACGTCGACGGTGTCGAAGAGATGGCGACCGCTGGCATCAATACACGGCACGAGGACTACAACACCAAGGTCGTCATCCATGTGGAGAAGGACGGCACCGACACCGCCGCCACCGACGCTCGCTGTTTCGTCCTCTCAGCCGAGCTCGAGAATCAGCTACGCACCGACCCGACCGTCAGCGGCGCAGTCAGCCTTGCCCAGTTGACGGCCTATCGCCTCACCGAGTTCGTGCAGCCGGATGGGATGGCACGCATCGCCGAACTCGTCGTCACCGTCAACTGTCAACAGTGGATCTAGGAGGACACGCATGGCAACACTGACAACACAGGTCATCAACCGGGCTGGCACGATCGTCACGCCGGTAGCCGCGGCCGGTGGTGGTGACGCGATGGCGACCGGATCCGGGATGATGCTCGAGGTCGTGAACGGTGGCGGCTCCCCGATCACCGTCACGCTCGTCGTCCCCGCCGCCCGCACCTTCGAGCCGAACGTGGCGATCACCAGCCCCGCAGTCGTTGTCGCGAACGCCACGACACGCTGGATCGGCCCGGTCGACGCAGGGACGTTCACCGACCCGGTCACCGGCCTTTGCAGCATCACCTACAGCGGCGTCACCACCGTCACGGTCGCAGCCGTCCAGCTCGCACAACCCTAGGAGACCAGCATGTCCAAGTACGTCATCGCGTCCGAGGAGGGCGCACAGCGGTATGGGGCCGAACTCGGCGAATCGGTCGACCTACATCTCGATCATGGCGAAGAGCTCGCCGTTGTCGCCGCCGGCTGGCTCGAGCACGACAAGAAGCCGAAGGAGGCGAACAAGTAAATGCCGATTGGCGCACTCACAAACGCACTCGTCCTGATCAACAGCGTCGACCTCAGCTCGCAGTGTTCCGCGGTTCACCTCACGGACTCGAGGGCGAACGTGGATATCACAGCGATGGGGGCATTGAACATCACCTATACGAAGGGGCTCGGCGACGCGACCGCGGCGTTCGATTTCTTCCAGAGCGGCGATGTAGGCAAAGTTCACGCCACGTTGTCGCCGCTGATCGCGGCGACGACACCGTTCGCGGTCGAGGTTCGCATGATCAACGCGGCCAGAGGCTCGACCAACCCCTGCTACTTCATGGCCGGGGCATTGCTGTTCGACTACCCGATGCTCGACGGCAAGATCGGTGACGCGAACTCGGCGTCATACACGTTCCGCAACGCGAGCCAGGCCGGAGTCACCTACCCGATCTCCTAATGGCCGCAAGCCGTATCGAGATCAAAGGTCAGAAGGAACTCGAGGTGGCGTTCCTCGAGCTGCGCAAAGAGGTGTTCCTCGAGTTGAAGGCGGAACTCTTGCACGCGGGTGAACAGGTACGCGGCGAGGCGCAGACGCGCGCCGCTTTCGAGATCACGAACATCGGTCCTCGCTGGCAGCAGATGAGGATCGGTGCAACTGTGAAGGGCGTCTATGTGGCGCCGAAGACGCGGCCGCATGGCGGATCGAAACGGCCGAACCTCGCCGGTGAGCTGATGGAGTCGATGGAAGGCGCCCTGGACGCGAAACGCGACGAGGTGTACGCCGAGGTCGACGCAATGGTGACCGCATCCGCGGCCCGGCAGGGCTTCTACTAGGAAAGGATCAGAGTGCCCAAATTGAAGATCGAGGGCGTGCCGCCTTATGACGGCGACTACAACCTCGACATCGCCGCGTTCACCGGGACCGAGCTGCACACGATCAAAGAGATCAGCGGCGTCCGCGCCGGCGAACTCCAAGAGGGATTGCAGGCCGGTGACTATGACCTGGTCGTCGCCTTCACCGTGATCGTGTTGCAACGCGCCGGTAGGGACGTCGACCCGGCCGAGATTATGGCCGCCACCGTCGGCGCGATCACCGTTGACCTCCAGACAGAGATCGAGGTGGTGGATGAGCGCCCCCCGGCTTCACCGGGCCCCAATGGGATGACTGGTGGCGAGCCGAACGGGTCCGGCGGCGCCGAAAGCAAGAGCTCGCTTTCCGAGACTTCTGGTTCACCTTCGACCGACGCTGGGGACCAGCCAGCGAACCGCCCCGAAGCTATTGGCAGCCCTTCCTAGGAGATGTATGCGGCTTGCGCCCCGAGGATCTCGGTGATCTCACCCCATACCAGTTGGACGCTTGCTGGGACTGGGCACGGTCGCGAGGCGTGATCGATGCCTAGGGCTCTTATCGTTTCGATCCTCGGCGACGCGAAGCAGTTCGGCGCCGAGCTCGACAAGGCGGCAGGCAAAACACGCCAGATGGGGCGTGTCGCCGGTGTAGCCGGGATCGCTATCGCGGGCGGTCTCGCCTACGGCCTCGAGAAGTCCGTCAAGGCGGCGATGGAAGCTCAGGTGTCGACGGCTCGCCTAGACGACGCCTTCAAACAATCAGGACAGTCGGCTGCGGCGTTCGGCGGACAGATCAATACGTCCGAGACGAACATGCGTAGCCTCGGCTTCACCAACACGGACACTCGGACGTCTCTTGGCTCTCTCGAGATCGCGACGCATAACGCGCGGCAGGCGATGGGCCTCCTCGGAGTTTCCGCCGACATCGCCCGCTTCAAGAGCACCGACCTCGGATCAGCGACCAAGATCCTGACGATGGCTATGGCCGGGTCGCAGCGCGCCACGAAACAGCTCGGCTTGACGATTCAGCCCGTCACCTCCAACTATGACGCGCTCAAGGCGACGATGCATGGCACTGAGACGGCACAGCAGAAGATGGAGTTGGCGGCGGCGAAAGCGATCGACAAGCAGGCGACGGCGAAGGAAGTGATCGCTCTCGTCACTGAGAAACTACACGGCCAGGCGGATGCTTTCTCGCAGACCGCGGCCGGCGGTATGGCTCAGTTTCATGCGCAGACGACGGCACTCGGAGAGAATCTGGGGAAAGCGTTGCTGCCAGCGTTGGTAATGGTGAGCGGGGCGCTTGCTGTTGCAACCGGATGGATGGCGCAACACGAAACGGTAACCAAGATCGTGGTCATCGCGATCGGCCTGCTTGCCGCCGCGCTCCTGGCCGCATCCGTGGCGACGAGCATCATGACGGCGGCAACCCTGGCCTTCGACATCGCGGCCAGCCCGGTCATCCTCGTCATCCTGGCGGTCGTCGCATCGCTCGCCGTCCTCGGTATCGCGATCTACGCGATCGCCACCCACTGGAAAGAGATCAAAACCGTGTTCGTGAACGTCTGGAACGACATCAAACAGGTCTTCGACGACAGCATCGCCTTCGTCAAAGACCATTGGAAACTGTTCGTGGAGGCGTTGGCAACAATCATCGCCGGACCGCTTGGCCTCCTCGTCGCATTCATCGCGACGCACTGGGCGACGATCAAACAGGATGCCTCCGACGCCTGGGACGCGATCAAGTCGGCCGTCGGTGATGCCTGGACGGGGATCAGCACCAGGGTCACGAATGGGATCGCCGCCGTCGTCAACCTTGTGCAAAGCCTGCCAGGCAAGATCGTGAACGCGATCGGTGACCTATCCAAACTCCTCTACGGGGCCGGCATCTCGATCATCCAGGGACTCGTCGATGGCATCAAGTCCGAGTTCGAGAAGGCGAAGAGTTTCATCGGCGGGATCGCTCATTCGATCGCGTCGCTCAAGGGGCCGCTCGACTACGACCGCGTGCTATTGGTCCCGCACGGCAAGGCGATCATCGAGGGGTTACAGACAGGGATGGAGACGGCGCTACCGAGCGTCTATTCGTTGGCCGCTGGGATCGCTCCCAAGATTGGAACAGGCGCCGCGGTGGCAACCGGCGCCGGCGGGGCGGGCGCCAACGTGACGATCAACGTGGGGCCGGTCCATGGGTCCGCCGACCAGGCGTTCGCCTACCAGTTGCGGGACGAGCTCGTAGCGATCGGCCGCCGCGAAAAGAACATCTTCGGTGGGTTCGCCTAGATGCCGGTTGACCTCGACCGCAACGGACGGCTTCCGCAACTCACCGTCCAGGTTGACAAGACGAACCTGCCGACCAACCCGGTCCGGGTTTGGACGGAGATCACCGGCTACGTCCGCCATCTGAGCTCGACCACATCGGGCCGCAACGACGAGTTTCAGCGGACGACACCCGGAACGTTGCAGCTCGTCCTCAACAACCGGGATGATGCCGGCGTCCGCTTCGAGACGTTGGGCGTGAAGAAGGCTCAGTGGGTGCGTGTTCAGGCGGTGTGGCAGGGGACGACGTATCCGATCTGGCAGGGAGTGATCGAGGGATTGCTCAGGCAGTGGCCGCAGGCGGGGAAGGACGCGACGCTCACCTTGACCGCGGCGGACTCATTGAAGCTGTGTCGCCTCTATGACTTGGTCGGCGAGACATTCCCGGCGCAACGTGTCGATCAGCGAGTCGCTGAGACTCTCGCGCTCGTCGGATTCCCTGTCGGCTATTTGAACGCGACGCTCGGCTTCACGCCTTCCCTCTATTGGCGCCTTGACGAGGCGGCCGGCACCACAGCCCTCGACACAAGCGGCAACGGACGCACCGGAACCTATGGCGCAGGTATCACACTCAGTCAGACGGGGGCACTCACCGGCGACGCCGATACCGCCGTCTCATTCAATGACACGATAACCGCGGAGGTCCAGTCGGCCTATCAGCCGTTCACGCTGCTATCGAAACGCACGTTCATGGGTTGGGCGAAACGCACCGCGACAACGACGATTGACACGTTGTTCGGGCAAGCGTCGAACGCGAGCCCGCCGATCGGTGCATCACTCCAAATCCAGGCGGCCAGCAACCTCGTTGCTTGGGCGACCGGCGCCGGCGGTAACTGTTCATGGACGAATGCATGGCCGGGAACCGGAACCTACGTTCACTGGGCGCTCACCTACGACGACACGACGCAGACAGTCGAGCTATTCATCAACGGAGTGTCGCAAGGACCGATCGTTATCACCGCCGGCTACAACACCGGCATCGTCCCCAACACTCTCGTTCTCGGCTGCCGCTTCAACGCGAACGTCTACGTCGACCCGTGGAATGGCGCCATCGATGAATTCGCCGTCTATGAATACGTCCTATCGGCTCGAGCGATCTCCACGATCTATCAGACGGGACTCCTCGCGCCAGCCGGGACGTTCGACACCGATACCGACCTCTGCGACGCGGTCGTTACGCCGTTGTCGACGAACTCGGATGCCCTCTCGCAGCTTCTCGCCCTCGAGGGATCGAACAACGGCCTCCTTATCGCCAACCCTGACGGGACTATGACCTACCAGGGGCGTCACTGGCGCGTCATCCACGCTCTCACGGCGTCGGTGAAACTCGCCGACGACATGACCGGCATCCAGTACCGCGACAACGTCCAATACCAGGACGACGACTCCCGCCTCGCGAATGTCGTCAACGTGACCCCGTTTGGCTCGTCGACGCCGGTGACGGTCCGCGACTCGGCGAGCCAGGGCATATATTTCTCGCGCGTCAATCCGAGCGTCGACCGCAGCCTTCTCTCGAGCAGCACCAGCCTTGCCCTTTCGGCGGCCCAGTGGCTTCTGAACAAATACAAGGACCCATCACCCAGGGTGCCGACGATCGTCGCCGACCTGATGGCCGTCCAGCAGCGCAGCAACACGTTCGTCGGCTACCTCCTCGCTGCCGTGAACAGCCAACGCTGGAACTGGAAACGGACAACGGCCAGCCCGATCAGCCAAGACGTCTACATCGAGCAGGTCTCCCATGACGTCGATCCGCGCGTCCCGGCTTGGGTGACGACGCTGGCGTTTTCGCCGGCGGATGCTGAGTCCGCTTGGATTCTCGCCGACACGACCTTCGGCATCCTTGGCTCAACTACGAAGCTCGCCTATTAGGAGCTAGATGGCTATCCCGTTCGCAACCGCTGAGGTCGTCACCGCCGTCGAGATGAACGAGCTCGCCCGTGCGCATTGGCGCAAGACAACCGCCAAGGTCGTCGCCAACACGGTCACTGAGACGGATCTGTTGAACGGGGAGATCACGATCGACGCTGGCGCGATGAGCACGAACCGGATGCTGCGACTGACGGCGATCGGCGACTGGATCAACAACACGGGCGCCGCAGTCGGCACACCGCGGCTGAAGCTGAAGCTGGGCGCGACGACGATCGTTGACTCGAACGTGATAGCGACCAACTGGTCTACCTCAGCATTGCGGACGCCCTGGCGGCTCGTGGCCGAGATCGAGAACCTTGGTGCTACTAACTCTCAATGGACGCATCTCATGGGGAGCGGCATCCTGAACAATCCGGCGGCCGGGTTCAGCACTGCGACGACGGGGGAAGGAGCAATGGTCGCCGTGAGTCCCGCCACCCTCGCTTTGAGCGTCGCCAACTCGTCGGCGGTCGACACAACCGCAGCCCAGGCGCTGGCATTGACGGTCACGTTGGCGACAGCGAACGCCCTCGAGGATATGACGCTCAAGTTCGCGACCGTCGAGATCGTCTAAGAAGGAGATCTGATGAGTACTGCCCAGGTGCTACCGCACCAACTACCCGAACTGAAATGGGAGGCATCCCCGAACTGCGGAACCCGCAACGGAGCAAAGGTTCGGCTCGTCGTCGTCCACCGTTGGGGTGTTCGCTTCACAGACGAACAGGCCGAAGCGCGCTCCTACCAAGGCGTCATCAACTACTTCAAGCAGCCCTCGAGCCAGGTCAGCGCCCACATCGTCTATCCGGGGTCAGCGGCTCCGGGTGAGGCGACACAGATGGTTCCGTGGCATCAGAAGGCATGGGCTGAGGCGTACTACAACCCAGACGCTGTCGAGATCGAGTCGGCTGACGCGATCTGGCTGGGCGCCGACCCTGCCGGATTCCATCAGCTCGCCCGCATCACCGCCTACCTGCTCCACCATCACGGCCTGCCGGCGAAGGAGCTCGACGCGACAGGGATCGTCCACGGCAGCGGGTTCTGTCGTCACGGTGACCTCGGCCAGCTCGGCGGCGGCCACACATCGTGTCCGACCACGGACCCGCATCTTTGGGCGGCGTTCTGCGGCCTCGTCCGGTACGAATATCACCGAGGCGGGTACCGTTCCACATGGGGCAAGGCCTAACGCTTAGATGCCGCCAGACCAGAACGATGCCCTTGAGGATATCGAGCGTCTGCCGCTGCCGGTCCAGGTCGCGGTCATGGCGAACGAACTGAAGAACCAGTCGCGGCGGGTCGCCGGCGTCGAACGGAGTCTGAGGAGCGTCCAGGCTGCGTTGTGGGGGCTCGTCGTCGCCCTCATCGTGGCGAGCATCACCATCGCAGTGTCCTTCCACCATCCCTAATGGGACTCGAAGACAGACGATCGCCGGTTCGGTTCGCGAGTTGGCGGCTTGTCGCGGCGGTCCTGATCGCCAGCTTCTTCTTCGTCGGCTGGCTCGCGTACACCCTCAGCGTGCAGCGCAGCGAGGTGCAGCACAACTGCGTCCGCATCAACCGGCTCGAGGACGCGTTGAACACGATCCTACGGACAAGCAGGCTGGCTCAACCGGACTTGATCCACGATTTGCGTCTGCTAGCCCAGGCGCGCTGCATCAACTAAGGAGGCGGCATGAATTGGAAAGAATCGATCAACGAGGGCGCGATCGCATTGGCGCTCATGATCACCATCGCCGCCCTCGCGGTGATCGTGATCGTCAGCGGCTCGGACGCGATCGCCGCGACCGGCCTTCGCGACCTCGCCATCCTCCTGGGTGGCGCCCTCGCCGGCACCAAGATCCCGAAGCAATGACCGTCCAGACGTTCGGCCCGTATCCGGCGAAGGTTGTCGGCATCCATGATGGTGACACGATGACCCTCGATATCGACCTCGGCTTCGACCACATGATCGTCGGTGATGACTGGAACGGCAAGACACGGCTGGCATGCCGCGTGGTCGGCATCAACGCACCCGAGCTGTCAACCGTGGCGGGGAAGGCTGCGCTCGCCTACGCGCAGACGTTGATCAAGATCGGCGATCTAGTCACCGTCGTCTCGCACGGCTGGGACAAGTACGGCGGCCGGTTCGATGGCGCTGTCACGCTTGCGAACGGAGCCAGCTATGGCGACGCGATGATCGCGGCGGGGCAGGCTGTGTTTTGGGATGGGACTGGGGCGAAGCCGGTCCCAACGTAAAGTCTGCTTGACTTAGCCGGAGGGTGCTGTAGAGTGCCGCCCTATGGAGACAACCAGTAAGCCCAAAGGACGGCCGATGAGCGAGATCTATCGCCTAGTCCGCGAGGACGAGACCCGGTTCGCTGATCTGGCAAAGACGTGGCCCGAACTGCTAGTGGACGAGCAGGTAGAGCTGGTGCTGATCGCCCACTCAATGAGACTTGGGACGTGGCGCAAGTCGTGAGTAAGACGCACCTGACCGAAAGAATCAACCTCTGGCTCGACAAGGAACTCTTCCACCAGCTCGAGGTTCTAGCGGCAGCGGGTGACCGCACCATCGCCGCTGAGATGCGGCGCGCGCTTAGGGCGCACGTCGATCGAGCTGCTCGCGAACCGGAGTTGAGGCCGGTATGACCTCGCTCTCGCCGAAGCTGAATACCGTCTGCGCCGTCTATGGCTGCACGACCGGCACCGAATATACGAGGGTCACCGCTAGCGGCGATCTTGTCGGCTACTGCCGCAAGCACGCGATCAAGGCGTCGGCCCTCTTCGACAAACCCTTCACGAAATGACGGCGTGTGCGCGGTGTGGCCGCGAACAGCCAATCCTTGTCAGCCCTTGCCCACAATGCGGGCACCGGGACGCCTCGGAGTCTTCAATCCCGACTCCGCTCATCCACGATGGGAGCCAGACCCCCAGGAACCGGGGCGGAGACTCCGAGGCGAACAAACGACCCCAACCCTATTTCTGCAACGACTGCGGCCGACGGTTCTACAACATCGGCTGGCATTGTGAGGCGTGCGGCTCGTCGAACTATGAGCCGGTAAGTTCGGGGCTGGAACCACAGGCGACAGAACCGAGCAGTGTTGCATCGGACATCGCCTCGTCGCCTTTAGGGGAGGCGACGTCCAGCCTCGGTCCTGAGTTGCGGTTTGCGCTCATGCGGGCGCACCGGGCGTGGGCGCAGAGGTTCCAGCCGTGGCTTCTCATGGATGAGGAGTGGCTCAATGCGTGACCGCTTCGTCGTCCGCAGCACCAGAGGCGCCCGCATCAACCCCGCAGCAGGCCACAGCGCCGGCGGTGGACGCAGGCCGTTGCCGCACAGCTACTACGTCCTCGACAGCGTCGTGTGTTTCAACGTCATGGCTGCGTTCGAGGCGCACACGCACGGCAACCGCTTCCGGCAACGCAGCGACCAGGACCGGAAAGAGGCTGCGGAGACTGTTGCCGAACTGAACGAGTGGGCGGCGACCGCGTGAAACCCAGGACGTGCGCCCGCTGCGGCAGGCGTCTCAGGATCGGCCCCAGGCTCCGCGTCTACAGCCGGTTCACCCATTCCTACTATTGCGCGAACCTGACCGCGTGTACGAAGCGGGCTAGGCGGCGCTTGAAGGTGGTCGCATGACCGAGCTAATCGAAGGCGAGATCGTCGAAGCCACAGAACTCGTTCCCTACGTCCCTGCTTCCACGGCGATCACTTTCGTCGAAGACGCCGAAGAGTTCCTCGCCATCGCGACCAAGCAAGCGAAGATCCTCAAGAGTTTCCTAGACAAGTCCAAGAGTGTCGTGCGGATCGGGCAGACCGAACACGTCAAGGTGGGCGGCTGGCAGTTCCTCGCGCAACAAGCCGGTCTGACCGTCGGGACCACAGCCGAAGAGCTCAGGCTCGAGGATGACTCAGGCTGGAAAGCGCACGCCAACGTCTACCGTGACGGCAAGATCGTCGGCGAGGCCGATGCGCTCTGTCTCCGGTCAGAATCGAACTGGAAGAACCGAGACACCTATGCGCTCTGCTCGATGGCCCAGACGCGGGCCATCTCCAAGTCGATCAAGGGAATCCTCGGATTCGTGGTGGTGATGGCTGGCTATTCGGACACGCCGGCGGAGGAGATGCCGCGCGATGAACCCATGAAGCGCGCCGCCGTCCAGAAGACTGAGTTGCCGGGTGAAACGTTCGAGGACATCTTCCAAGAAAGCCACACATCCGGCGAAACCCCGACCAAGGCTGCGGCGACGAAGCTGAACCTGCTCGTCGTCGAACTGCGGGACGCGGGGAAGATCACCACTTGGCAGCTCTACCAGTCGGTAGGCCTGATG